CAGCGTTGGAGGGGGAGATAAGGCGTCTGAATGGCAGTCTGGGATTCATTAAATATCGCATGGGTGTGGGGGAACCCATTACTCTGCCCCACAATGTTGTCAAAGCCCTTCGTGAGGATGCCTTGGGGGATTTACGGGAAATCCTAGATGCTATACGCGGGACCCGTGTGAAGCGTCCAGGGAAGAAGGGGCCACGGTTTGAGGGTGGCCTGATTGATGATGTAAGAAGAGAGGTGTCTGAGACTACCAAGAAGTCGACAGAGGCACTCAAGAAGGCACAGGAGACTGCCTTGGACGAGGCCCGTGTTGACGCCCCTGCGTTTGCAGGCAAGATATTCACGGGCCCGGAGGCCAAGGAGACAGCGCGTATACTCAAGGAGAGTATGAGTCCTGAGTTTAGCGCGGCGTTGAATGCTGTGGGCAAAGTAAACCAGTTCAATTCTGTTGCCAGGCACTTCATGTTGGCCGGCGATATCAGTCATGCGACTATACAGCTACTGTTCTTGGCGGGATATAACCCCAAGGCATATGTGGGGGCTATCAGAGGGGCTTTGAAGTCTATGCTAGACACAAAGTTCCATGCTATTTATTTGGATAGGCCAGAGAACCTTGCCATTATGCAGAAGTACCCAAACCTAATTATTACCAAAGGGGGGGCTACTGAGTTCACAGAAGCTATGGGTCGGGGAGGTATATTGCGCCCTACCCCAAAGAGCCGTATGGGAGAGGTAGCAACGTCACCGCTAAAGATTGGGGGTAAGATACTGGAGCCGTTCCAGCGGGGGTTTGAGGGCGCATTGGATGTCGCTGGCATTGAGATGGCTAAATCCCTTGACCATTATGGCACCACAGCAGCCCGCATAAATGACATTACCTCGTTCGTTAATAATTTCCGGGGGGTGACATCAAGTTCTAGGTTAGGTGTTAGCTTATGGGCTAGGCAGTTAGAAACAATGGCCTTACTAGCCCCGAGGTATAATAGGTCTAGTGCAGCGTTGGCTTTTGATACTGTTCATGGAGGTCTGAAGGGTAGCCTAGCCCGCCGCGCACTTGCACAGGGGGTAGGCGCTGTGGCACTCGTAGCCGTGGCGATATCCATAGCACGGGGGGAGAGTGAGGATGAGATACTGCGCCACTTCACACCACAGGACCCCAATTTTATGACATGGAAGATTGGTGGGCAGAATGTAGGGCCCGGTACGAAGATACGCAGCGTACTGAGGCTTTTTGCCCTATCTGTACAAGACCATGAGCGGTTGTTTGATACATCAGTAGGCTGGGGGAAACTTGAGTATATGAAGAACCCCATTATTAAGTTTGGTCGTGGTCTTGCCAGCCCGGTTGCCTCTACGTCATGGGACTTGGTGACAGGGAAGGACTTCATTGGCGACCCCACAAGGGACGGACTCTTGTCCTTCTCTAAAACAATGGCAGAGAATGTTATGCCCATTTGGGCACAGACGGTTGCCTTCGAGGGGGGCACTCCTCTGGAACGTGTAACACGGGGGGTAGCAGAGTTCGCTGGCATGAGGGGATAGGCACGAAGGAACACCCCTTTAGTCGTACCATATATAGGCAGCGGAACCCTGAAATAGACGCCAAGCTATTTATGCTAGGGGACGTGACCAGTCTAATGCGTATTAAGGGGAATCCAGTGCCGTCTGCAAGTAGGGCTGTCCCGTTGGTGCTGAGTTTGATACGGGAGAACAATATCGACCCGGACGATATCAGGGGCATTAGGGAGCGTAAGGATGAACGTGCCGCGGCAGAAGAAGCAGGGCGTCGGCTAACCCCCAACCCTGTGGACAGGCTTATTGGATTATTGGAGGAAGCTCGCCCCGTGGATACCGCACCAGCGCCACGGGATCGAACCCCTGCACTACCAGCCCCAACTCCTGCACTGCCAACTCCGACGCCTGCAATGCCGGCACAGCCAGGGCCTCTCAGTACGCCTACAAGAGAAGAGTTTAGGCAGAGGTCAAGGGAATACTTTGCCACTAGGGAAGCACAGAAGACTCCTGAGCCGGTAGCGCCATAATGTATAGCGCGAAGCCTAATGACGTACCGATGTCTTACAAGAGAGAGCTACGTTGCCCGGGGTGTAACAAGAAGTATGCCGAGCACTACAAGGGGCTTGTTGTACTGAAGTGCGAACAGTGCCATCTGCTTAGTGTTCTTGACACGGATGATAGGAATGATGTATAGATAAGATTACGCTAATATTGTGGCCTTGTGCCCGAAGTACCTATGGCCTGCGTGCCTTTGTTACTTCGGGTATTTTGTTTTCTGGCCTAACCGATGGTTTGAGCCAGGAAGGAGGACAGGATGGCGACAGAGCAGACCATAGGCATACCAGATGCTGATATCCTTACGGAGCCGCAGGCAGACCCCTTTGTCGAAGACGGAGCGGGAGAGCCGCAGGCCGAGGAGGAACAGGATAGGGCAAGCCAGCTAGAGTCTGAGAATGCAGAACTGCGTCAGCAGTTAGACCGGGTGAATAAGTCCCGCCGTGACGAGTACATACAGAAGAGGACGGTGCAAGAGAGGGATCAGCGGATGGACCGCATGGAGGGTCTCATAGTAGACCTAGTTGATAAGTATGACCGGGGCGACCTGCCTACGGATACCATCAAGGAGACGGTGCGGGACGGTATCAACCGTATAGAGAGTGACATCACGGATACGGGCCAGGCCCAGGCCCTCTCTGAAGAGATCAACGAGATAAGCACCAGACATGATGCAGAGATCAGGGACACCAATAACAACCTTGACCGGTCTGGCGTTGACATGCAGAACTTCACACGGCGATGGAAAGAGGCCGAGGAGCTCTGGTCTAAGGGCCGATATGCCGAAGCGAGAGAGAGGGTTTCTCATGCCGAGACCTCACTGGAGCTTGCTAAAGTGCGGGCTGGGGGCCCTCCTGTGAAGACAGCCAACCCTGCTGAGATGGACTTGAATGCCAACCGAGGTCAGAGGCCAGGTGCTGGCAGGAGCGATTCTGCCAAGGTGACCGCGTATGGCCGAGGCGAGATTGCCTGGAGCAAGGAACAAGAATAACGAGAGCAAAAGTGTGGAGGGAGCGGGGCAACCCGACGACCTCCAGTAACAACTTTGTTTAAGGAGTAATGAAATGGCACAGAGTGGATACGGTAAAATACTACTGTTCAATGATTTTTGCGGGCCTGAAATACCAATAGCTACTGCTGTAGTCTATGGTGTAACGGCAGGTGGATGTAACTACTATCTAGGTGACTTTAAGGTAACAGGGGAATTGGAAGACACGGACTCAGGCGTTGTTGGCCTGTCTAAGTCAAACGGATGGGTGCGATTGACTGGTACGGATGAAGCAGAAGCTGGATGCACTATTGGCACAGAAGCTGTTTTTAGTCCAGCATTGAATGGCCCTTTCGCTATAGAGGCTAGGGTAGAAACACAGGCTCTGACTGCGCGCAACTTGTTCGTAGGGTTTTGCAATGTTAATGCAGATGCTACCGCTGTCCCCCCTACGGTTGGAGCAACAACAGTGACAACCCTTACCGCTACTGATCTATGTGGGTTCTCTTATGACTCTACATATGGTACGGATACGAATGACTGGCATATGGCATACAACGGGGGTTCTACTACTGGAGAGGTACTTTCTACCAACATAAACGCTGGTGAAGTTGTAGTTGCATCAACATCTCAGGTTCTGAGAGTTGAAATTGATACTAACGGCACAGCCCGTTGGTACATTGATGGGAAATTAAAGCAGACAGTTACTAACGCAGTGTCTACAACAGTTCTTCAGGGTGCTTTGGTGGGATGCTTTGCCACAACGACCACTGTTACTGACTTAGACGTAGATTATATTGCAGTAGAGGCAAATAGAGACTGGACTGTATAGTACACACTAATATAAGGAGATAAGACCTTGGCTACTGGAAATACAACTACCGGGTCCCTCGCAGATAGCATTGATGTTATTCAGGCTTCTGCCAGGTCACGGAGACAATATGACGGGGTAATGCCCCAGTTGGTTGACCGGGTGGAGTTGGATGCCAACACGGGCACCACTTGGAGAGAAATTCTCCTGGCGAACCTCTCGGCACAGGCTGTGACGGAGAACACTGTGCTGGATAACCCCCAGCAGTATGACGACTCTGCCATTACCATAACGCCGGAGATGATCCAGATTCAGACGTTTATCTCTGACAAGAGTAAGCGCAACATCAACAACAAGGTACTGGCCCAGATGGGGAAGATGCCCGGCGAGGCGATGATGAGGAAGAAGGACGAGGATGGCCTTACCGCGGCTGACGCTTCCGCTCAGATGGGTGCTGCGGGTACTCCTGTGCAGACAGGGGACGTGGCAGCAGCACGGTACATTATCACGTCCAATGCGACAGAGCCTGGGCCTCTCCCCATAGCGGGGATATTCCACGGGTTCTGTATCAAGGACTTCTACGATGAGCTCGTATCGGGTGTGGGGACGTACCCCGTACCTGAAGGGTCAACGGCGACTGTGTTCCAGTCTGCCTTCACCCTGCCAATCGCCAATGTGTCCATACACGAGGATGGCAACATATCCATCGACAGTGCAGATGATGCCAAGAACTTCGTGTTCTCCAAGTCGGCGTGGATACTGGTGGAGGGCATGACTATCAGGACTGAATCAAGGCGTGAGCCTAATATCGCAGGCGGTGGCGACAGTCTGTTTATGACAGACGAGTTCGCCTACGGGCTGCGACTTGCCAACTGGACCCGTGAGATCATAGGAGACGCCACGGCACCCGCATAAGGATATATGGTTAGCGTAGTAGAAAAGCCCGGGACAGAGGTTGTCCATTTCAGGATGACCTCTGCCCTGGACACGGTAACGAGGGCAGTAGTAGCCGATGAGCCATGCTATGTGCTGGCTGAGTTGAACCTACCCTCACAGAGCGGCAAGTCCAAGAGTCGCTTCCAGGTGCTACGGATAGTGCGTGACGACCGGTTGGTCACAGCGTATGTGTATCTGGGCCCCGCCCGTACATTCAAGGCGGACCAGCTTCTGATCCCAGGGGGGCAGGTCGAGCATGGTAGAGGGATAGCCTGGCACACTGTGGCCGAGCTCCAGGAGATAGCTGATGAACTGCGGGCACAGCCCCTACACAGGGAGACTGAGCCCTCTGATATGCAGACGGCATTTCAGACTATGGTAGAGGAAAAGAAGCGTAGGCGCAGGAATCAGTCCAGCTTCGGTCCTGCGGGACAGCTTGTAAGGAGTTAGAGATATGACAACCCAGGATACGGTAGCAACAGCAGAGGCAGAAGAGGCATGGCGTGAGGCGATAGCAGAGGAGCCAGAGACTGTTGCAAAGCTCCCGGACGGTTTTCTGAAGGAGGGGGAAGTTATCA